GGAGGGCGTTGCAATGGTTGTCCAAAGCGAGCTGGCTGTGGCTGATTATACTGGCCAGTTGCTTCGTTAAATCGTGAGCTACCACCAGCATATACAGCAGGATCAGGCTGCTGTGGCATTGGCCTTGGCGCTGAAATAGGCATAGGTCGCGCTCCTGCTGCTACAGGCGATCCCTGTCGCAAAGACTGACGATAGGAATTGCTTGGATCTTGTTTCAGTGCACCGATCAGCTTTTTCATGTTATCTTCCTTGGTTTCGTAATCTGTTAATTAAATCTTCCACCATTTGATTCTGTTCTGGTGACAATCCCGATCTATCTGGTGAAGTGCTTTGCATCGATGGTGCGTTTGCTATTGCACCTCCCATCTGATCGATTGTCATGCCTTCAGGCATTGGAGCTGGAAGATTTTGCATACCACCTTGTTGTGGTGCTAATGGAGCGCCACCACCTACCGCAGAATCACCGTAAATAGCTCTGATATTAGCGTCTACATCAGCCTCAGATTTAGCATTGGAAGTTACAGCGTTAACCATCATGCCAGTAAACTGCTCTGGTTTATAACCAGCCTGCTCTGCCTCTGGTCCATATTTAGCGCGAATCATTGGGTCTAGTTTGCTGGTTGCATATTTTGCAAGTGGGTTGCTGAAATCAACATCCCACTGTTGCCGACTCTCTTTACCGTCTATGTTTTTACCAACGTTTTGTAGTCGCGCCTTACCATCAATTCCAATGTTATACTTGGAGCCATCTGCAAGCGTTACGTTGTAATCTTCGTCTGCGATACCAGAGGCTTTCAACTCGCCACGGAAATCGTCACGCAACAACTGGGCGTCTGATTTACCTGATGTTATCATGCGACCAATAGAAGGCTTACCCATCCATCGAAGAACAAGATTAGGCAAAACACCAGTAACGGCATTAACGCCCATATTGGCCCAATCTTGCTTATTTCCACGGCCACGCAAGATATCCTTTGCACCACCCTCCCAGGTTTCTGAAAGTGCTGCTGCGATTGCTGCTGCTGGTAAAGCCACAGAGCCAATGGAACCTAATGTTGACGCACCACCTGTGGCAGCTCCCGCAGTTCCTGTTCCTGCCCCTGTTGCACCGGCGCCAATTTTTGCACCTGGAGCCCCGACACTAATAATTTTTGGCGTTGCTATAGCAGAACTTCCGCCACCCTTAAACAAACCCCCAATAGTTGGAAAACCACCAACAATTTCTGAACCAATCATAGCGCCGCCAACAGTACCAGCAACCTGACCCCATTGGTTAGCCTGACTAGGTGGTGGAGGTGGTTCATTTGGATTTCTAGGCTGCCCATAAGCTGCCGTAGTAGCATCGTATGCCTGCCACGATGGAATGCCCTTACTGTTAAGGAAACTGTAATATTCCTGTGGTGACATTCCTGGTGCTGGTGGTGGTATTTCTTGTGCCATTAGATCCAAGTCCCAAATACAGCAGTTCCACTTCTAGCAAACAACTCTGCCCTAGTGTGGCCGCCTGCATAAATTATCTTGCTTACTTGCTGACGCGAGTAGTCTTCATTTAGCTGAACATCGTAACGAGGAGCAACCGTTGTAAGCCCGTGAAGCTCTGCAAATCGCTCAAGCATTCCCTGCTCAAGCGTCTTTTGATTAAAGATTGTTTCATCGGTATCAGCTAGAAAGTCTGAATATGCGCCATTGTAAAATGTCCACGAAACGCCACCATCTGAAACTGTTCCAGAAGTGTGCGTTGGAGGTGTTGCGCCAGTTGTACCACCAGCGGTAGTTGTGTAGTAGTTGCCGTTATAAAACGTGTAGCTGTTGGCAGCGTAAAGTGTGCTTGCCGTCCACGTTCTAGGCTTAACGCATCTATCAGCAATATACTCAAAGATTATAATATCACCATCCTGCGCGGCTGATGGAGTTGGGCTGATTAGCAATTCGGAATTACTTAGGCCACGAATTTGAAAGCGTTGGTAAACGGTAGTGTTTAACCCGTAGCCACGCACCTCTGCATACTCTTGAGGTGACATAGGTCCAAGGATGCGCCAGCGGTTTGAACTATTCCAGAATGTTTCGTAATGATAATACGAAAAGGCGGCAGGCAGGGCATAAGTAGCCTGCCCACCGACTAACGTAATTGAGCCACTAGCGTACATTTTTGGCCAGGGATATTGGTCTGACATCTCCCTGTTAATACGCTGTGCAATAGCCAAGAGCTGCTTAGTTGTAACTTCAGTTGAAGTTATAATGTTGGTATCAACTGTATACCCTGCTTCTGCTGCTACGTTAGCTACTGCGGTTGCTAGTGTCATACCTTCCTTGGTCTACCTCGTCTGCGTGGCGCATCTTCCTCAGATACAGCATCGTCAAATGGCTCTGACTCTTCAATTTCTTGCGGCATTGAAACACGTCTAGGGCGCAAATCTGTACCTTCGTTGCCTTCAATACGCTGCATCAAAAGCTCTACTTGCTCTTCTAGCTTTGCTGTTCTGCGCTGTTCACGCTCTAGTTGCTGCTTAAGAGCTGTTACCTGAGCTTGCGACGAGTTTGACGACTCAAGCCAATCTTTGGCCATTGTAACAAATCGCCCAGTTGGTCCAAGACGACGCTTAATCTCATCGTTGGCATCTGCAAGCTGCTCAAGAGTCTGAAAGCCCAAGTGCTGCAATTCTCGCAAAGTTGAACCAGGAAGTGGTGGCCATTCGGCAAGTGGTGTGCCGCTTTCTATTGGCTGATTACCAGCTTGAAATGCAGCCCACTTTTCAGGGTATTCTGCAATATCTTGAGGTTCTACCCTACGTACTGTTTCGTCACCGCCAGGCCATTGAATAGAGATGGACACGATTTCATCATAAATCGGGCGTCCAGCATCTAGGCTCTTTTGCTTGTTTTCGTTGTATGAATTAAAGAACTTTACGTTAGCTCCTGCATATCGCTTTTTAGGCGCTGCATTATTCATTAACGAGTTCCAATCTATTTGTGGCATAAGTCTCCTCTATTTAATAAGCGATAAACGCTCATTAAATTTATACCACTACCCTTCAATTACAACGAGAGTGTTAATCGGCGAGCCGCTGGTCTGATAGGCCGTGATTGCCCCAGACGGCAAACTCATGTCCCGTAGAATCAGTACGTTTGAACCTGCCGTTGATGGGAGTACATACCCTTTGTTTGTGGACGTTGGGGTAATGCCCGTAAGGGTTTCGCCATTTAATCCAATCATAATGTTAGCTGCCGAATTGTTCTGAATTATCAACGTCTTACGATTTGGATTGGCTGCCAAAATTGTAGTGCTTGTAGCCGTATTGATTGTTGGCGTACTCGTAACGAACGTACCTGAATAAATGGTCATAGTGTCCCTATGAAAACAAGGGGGGCTTTCACCCCCTATGCATTAAAGTGCTTTCGTAAACTTGAGGTAAAAATAAGAGGTTCCGTTCGATACAACTACAAAGCAGTTAGTATCAGCATCGGCATCCTTTACAACACCTACAAAACCACTACCAACCGAAGCAGGTGTACCAAACGAAGTGGTAAGCTCTGCTGCCGTTGGAGTAGTGTCGTTTACGTTGTTGATTGCTTGCTTAGTGCGAACACCTGCGGCTGTAGCGTTTACCACGGACGTTTGAACGCCGTCGGTAACTACTCCCGCTAACTCGCCTGGCAAGCCCAATCCCATGAGCTGCGCTACTGTTGGCATATGATTCCTTTTAAATAAGGGGGGCTTTTACGCCCCCCGTTATATTAGTTGACCTTCAAGTGGCCAGTAGAACCAAGCTCTACTGCTGCCGCTGGGGTGGTGCTTGCGAGTCCAACAACATAAGCAATCTTAGTTGTTGAAGCATCATCAGCAACGCCAGCAGTTGCAGTTGTGTTGAGGTTATTCTTAGCAACGTAGTTTGCAGCTACCTTACCACGAATTCCTACACCAACTCCGCCGCCGTTAAGTCCACCAACCCATACCCAGCCGTACTCGTTATCAGCAAATGCTACTTGAGCAACGCCGACAAGAAGTCCCTGAGAGCCAGCATTTGTAGTAGTAAGCATCGCGGCTTGTCCGTCCTGCTCAATCTTTACAAAGCCGTATTGGTCGATAGCGCCATCAGCCTGAACAAATACAAACTCACCCTCAGTTGAGCTTCCTACTGCACGAAGCTTTGCTGGAAGTGGTGCGTCTGAACCCGTCCAAGTCTTTTTGAAATTAACACCAAAT